AGAGATGGCTCGCATTAGCGATGTAACAATTGCTAATGTTATCTTCTATGCTGATGCTGACCAATTACCTTTAGGTAGTCCTCTTAACTCTAGTACACACGGAAGAAGAGTGACAGAAACTAAAAAGATAATCACTGACGCACGTAACAGAGCCTTAGATAATGTGATTCTACAAAACAAGGAATTATGGAATCAGGTACAGGATCAAAACTTCTTTGAAGACCAACTAGGTTTTGGTTACTCCACTAATCGTGGCAACAACCCTTTAAATTAAAACACAGGAAAAATTAATGGCATATTCATATACGGAATACACTGCTTCCTCCGTTACCACGAGCAGTACCTTTACAGTCCCTCCCTACCTTGATGGTAGGGGGTACTTGGACATTTCAGTTACACTCGATGGTGTGACCCAAACAGCCTCGGCATATACCTTAACTGGTACAAGTTTAAGTTTCACGTCTTCCTCCCTACCTGCTGATGGTGTTAAAATTAGAATAACACGTAACTCTAGCCAAGGTGCTAGGCTTACAGATTTTAACGACGCAGCTCTCCTAACGGCAGATGCCCTCGATCAAGACGCATTACAGTTGTTTTACATGGCACAGGAAGCAATTGATGTGTCTGCTGAGACAAACCTTAATGGTTCTTCATTCTACGTTAGCTCTGCGACGGAGCCTAGTACAACGATAGCAGGGTCTCTCTGGTACGATACATCCTCTGCACCTAATGTACTTAAAGTATATAACGGAACAACTTGGGTATACGCAGCTCCCATAAGAACATCTAATAGATTTGTCTTAGCAGATATGATCGCACACAGCGGAAGTAAATCATATGTATCCTCTAGTTTATTCACTCCGCAAGCTGAGGTGTATCTAAACGGTGTTAGGCTTTTACCTGCATCAACCATTGGTAACATAGGCTTAACCGGAACAGCATCTACTGTAGGTGATTACTACTACCGAGCGGATACTAACCCTGATCGGATATACGTAGAAAACATCTCATCCTCAGACATCTTAGAAGTTATCACCACATAGGACTAATACTACAATGACGAAAGCAAGAGCTTTAGCAGACAATCTTCCCGAACCAACGGCAGGGAGTGATTCTCTGTCCGTACTCAACGCAACTTCAGCAGCCTTACTAAAACACAAGCTTGATCTGAATGGCACTGGCGGTGAAATAGGATCGCACGACGGTGATAATGTTTGTCAGGGTTTCGCAAGCGACCCTTACACTGGAGAGTTATATACAATACACTCTACAAACACCCCTTTAGACGATACAAATGTAATTAACAAGTTTGACGGCAACGGCGCAGTTGTACAAACATCTACGCACCACTTAGACACACCTTCAACCACATTAGGTAAACAGCAGTTAGCTGTATCGTGGGACAAAAACGGCCAACGCTGGTTCTGGACAGGGGCGAATGCTCGTGTATCAAACCAAGCAAGGTATATCAGAAAGTTCAAAATAACTGACGGTTCAGGCACTGATTTAAACATAGCAAGTGAAGTGCAGTACCAAGTGTTTTCTTCTACAGAAATAAACGGAATCTCAACTGGTTCTGCGACTACTTGTGTCTCTCTTGATAGCCGGTATCTTATTACAGAGTACAGCGGAAGTAATACAAATAGAATTAAAGTATTCCCTCTTCAAACTATTGATAATTATCAAGGCTCTGACTTGGACGTGTCTGACAAGGCTGTATATAATTGGACTTTCTCACTAAACACTTCACAGTATCCTTTACAAGGTATGGCTAGTGACGGTAATTATATTTATATATTTACAGGTAATGTCGATCCGAGTGAATCTTCCACAGCAAGCGCGCTAAGAGTATTCGTATACACTCTTACAGGAACCTTAGTAAAAGAATACACCGATTTTGATGTTGGTGAAACAGAAGCACAAGGTGACGGCGCTGGGACTAAGTACGAATTTCAAGGTGCTGGTTGGACATGGCAAAGCGGAGTACCTTACCTTTCAGTGATTATTGCTTCCGGTGACCAGAACTACAGACAAAACCGTATATGGGCTTTAGGTGGTAAAAAAGGTATTAGTGCCGGGGACAGTAAGATAAAACAGGTTGTTCACACAAAGCAGACATCTGGTTTTACTTCAACATCTAACAGTTATACTGATGTGATTTCCTGTAACATCACACCAACAGCCAGCGACAGCACAATCTTAGTACAGGCTTTTGTGCCTATGCACATAACTCGTAACGGAGACCAACTCTATGGCGACTATTTGGTTGTAAGATCTAATACAAATACAGTATTGAATGATCGTCACCCATCGGGAGGTCGAGGAATACACCAACGCTACTTAACATCTCATAATGACCAAAGTAGAGCTGGTATTACAGGACAGAATACTTGGGTTGGGATAGACGCGCCCTCAAGTACCTCACAACTAACGTACAAGATTCAATCAAGAGACACCAATGGTGGCGCACAAAACTCCCACATGGACATTGATGGAGCTTACTTAATCTTAATGGAAATAGGCGCATAAAAGGACTTAACCAATGGAAGACTTCAAACCAAGACTTGACCGCTTAGAATGGCGTGTTGATTCTCATTCAGAACAACTCACCCGGCTAAACGAACAAACGGCTGACCTTAAACTAGAGCTAAACAACATTAATAAATCATTGATGCAAATTAAATGGATAGCAGTAGGTGCTGCCTTGGTTATTGCCGGGCAGTCTATGGGATTAGGTAACCTCTTTAAATTGCTAGGAGTATAATATGTTAGGTGTAACTGATTTGATTGCGGGTATCTTTAAACCCGCTGCCGACTTAGTAGACAAACTCCACACAAGTGATGACGAACGCTTAAAGGCCAAAGGGCATCTTCTCGATGTCCAAGCGGCTGCGATGCAGCGTGTCTTTGATTACGAGTCCGATATGATTAAAGGCCAGCAGGCTATTGTCAGTGCTGAAGCTAAGAGCGAACACTTCTTAGTTGCTGCTTGGCGACCCATCACAATGTTAACCTTTCTTGCACTGGCTGTGGGGGACTCTTTAGGGTTCCTCGCAACGCCACTGCGTGATGAGGCGTGGGCTTTGCTACAGTTAGGCTTAGGCGGCTATGTCGTAGGACGTAGTGGCGAGAAGATTGCAAAAGTAATGAAAGGATAAATCATGGATAAAGATATTTTAGACTCGTTACACGACAGTGTAGCAAAAGAACTACTAGCGAGAGTTAGATCAGGTGAAGCTACCTCGGCAGAACTGTCAGTAGCAACTAAGTTCCTTAAAGACAACGGAGCTGTTCACGATGTGGTCACTACAGAGTCCCCTATGGGTAACCTGCTAGAAGCCTTACCATTCGCACCGGAGGCATCCCATTGAGTAGAAACTATAAGAAAGAATACAGAGAGTACCAAGGGAAGCCAGAGCAGATCGCAAGACGATCTAAGCGTAACCAAGCCAGATTGAAGATTAAGAAGGCTAGGGGAGCAGGGGCTATCGCTGGTAAGGATGTAGATCACAAGGATCGCAACCCACACAATAACTCGACAAGTAATCTTCGCATTCAAACTAAGAAGAAGAATAGAGGTAGGAATGGGTAAGTTTGATAACCTAAAAATTAACCAACCTGTTGCACAGAGCCAAGGCGGAAAGTCTCACGTCGTTAAGATAAAAGAAAACGGCAAAGAGAGAATTATACGCTTTGGCGAAGCAGGTGCAAAAACCAACCAAAGCGCCAAACAACGTAAAGCCTTTAGAGACAGACATGGCAAGAACATAGCCAAAGGTAAAACGTCAGCGGCGTATTGGGCAAATAAGGTAAAATGGAAGGGTAAGTAAATGGAAAAAGTACCAGAGCAGTTACACGACTTTCGTAACTTTATGTATATCGTTTGGAAGCACCTTAACTTGCCTGATCCTACTCCAGTACAGTATGATATGGCTGACTTCATCCAGAACTGTCCTCGACGTTCAATCATTGAGGCGTTCCGAGGTGTCGGTAAGTCATACATCACAGCAGCATTCGTCGTACACCAACTTCTACTCGACCCCCAGAAGAAGTTCATGGTAGTGTCGGCCTCGAAACAGAGGGCTGACGATTTTTCGACATTCACACAACGTCTGATCCTAGAACTCCCAATATGCCAACATCTCATAGCTACAAGTGAGCAAAGGTGGAGTAAGATCGCGTTTGATGTAAGACCCGCTTTAGCGTCTGGTAGTCCTTCGGTTAAATCCGTTGGTATTACCGGACAGCTAACGGGCAGTCGTGCAGACATCATTATTGCAGACGACATCGAAGTACCAAATAACTCGATGACACAAATGATGCGCGAGAAACTAGGGGAAGCTGTTAAGGAGTTCGACGCTGTACTCAAGCCAGAGGGTAAAATCCTATACTTAGGAACCCCACAGTGCGAGATGAGTCTTTATAATACACTCACGGAGCGTGGCTACCAGATGAGAGTCTGGCCTGCACGTTACCCTAGCGTTGAGAAGGCCGAGAAAGCCTACGGAGCGCGTTTAGCTCCAATGATATGGGATGATATGCACCAGGGCGAGAAGGGCTTAGAAGGCAATCCAGTAGATCCTAAGCGATTTGACTTGGATGACTTACTAGAACGTGAGCTATCTTATGGTCGCTCAGGGTTTGCATTACAGTTCATGCTCGACACCAGCCTTGCCGACATGGATCGTTACCCGTTGAAGCTTTCTGATCTAATGGTCATGTCAGTGGACAACGACAAAGCACCAGAGAAGCTCGTGTATGGCGTTATGAAGCCAGTTAGTGACCTACCGAATGTCGGACTAGCGGGTGACAAATACTACGCCCCAGAAGCGACGATAGGGAGCTACGTTGACTACGACGGCTCGGTACTCGTCATTGACCCCTCTGGTAGAGGTCAGGATGAGACAGCCTACGCTGTTGTTAAGATGCTTAATGGATACTTATATGTCTCTGAGTGTGCTGGTATCTCCGGTGGCTACAGCCTACCGACACTAGAAGCCCTCGCTAACGTAGGTAAGACACATAAGGTCAATATGATTCTCATTGAGAGCAACTTTGGTGACGGTATGTTTACTGAGCTGCTTAAGCCTGTCTTGAAGAGGATATATCCATGCACGACGGAGGAGGTACGACACAGTAAGCAGAAGGAACTCCGTATCATCGACACCTTAGAGCCTGTAATGAACCAACACAAGCTTATCTTCGACCCTAAAGTTATCCAACATGATTTCGATAGCGTTCAACACCATCCTCCTGAGAAAGCTCAGAGGTATATACTGA